ATAAATGCCGGTATCTGGGTCGCCGTCAAATGCAATGCCAGGCAGTGGTTCCGTGCCAGATCCTGCGTTTTCAAGCAGATCAGCGACGCTGACTTTTTTGGTGACATCCGCGCCAACGTCCACAATCGGCAGGACATCGGTGCTAGTCGGATTGCCATACGCCGTCAGATCAGTGATCTTGATGTTGGCCATGGTCGCTGGTGCACTACTTATGACTCAATCATAGCCCATGCCAAACATAAGATCGCCCGATTGCGTGATCAGGTTATCGTTTGATTGCGTCAGCAAAAAGACGACAATGGCAGATCCAATGATAAGGTCACCCGATTGCGTGATCAGGTTATCGCCCGATTGCGTTAGCAGGAATATGTCAGTGCCTAACTTGGCTGCGCCGGTGACAGAGCCAATAAAGGCTAATCGAGTAGCGGAGAGCCTCATTACAGCAGCTCCGTTACCTCAAGCACGCCATTATCGCTTGCATCACGGATGACTGCGATATTGGGCGTTACGGGCAATGCAACATCAAGGCGCTCTCCCTTGGCGATAAAATGACTCGATGCCGTTGCTGTTTGGCTTGAGCTACCAACTGCATAACGCATGTCAGCGCCAATTGCTCGCATCGAAAGCCTGCGGCAGGTTGCGGTTAGTGCAGTGTTTGAGCTTGTACCATCAGCGGTAATTTGCCTCGCAACACCTGGAACACCAAGTGGCTCCACTGCTTCGACATAGGTGCCATCCGGCCTGCGGATCGCCGTGATGTCTTCAGAGTTGTAGCTTACTGGCATGATTAGCTCCGTTTGACAGCGATGTTACCTGGCCCACTTATTCTAAGCCCTGTCAGGTAGCGCTCAACCATTGGCGGGATGCGATCAGCACCAGTGGCGCCGTATTGGTTTGGTGTCACGTCAATGCTGCCGATCTTCACGTTTTTGTAGTCCTCCAATCCTGACAGCCCAATCCCGTCTTTGTTGTTGTTCAGGTAAACCGCCAGCGTGGCTTGGGCTTCCTTGATCTGTTGCGGAATCTCGGTGTCGGTGAAATAGTCAGTGGTGATGCGGAACGGAAACCCAACCGCATAAGTGTTGATGTAGGTATCAGGCTTCCGTACACCAGTACGCGGCCACTGTAAAGCCTGAGTATCGGTAGCTCTTGCACCTAGATACCGCTCACGGTCAAGCCGTTGCGTTGCGGTGTAAAGCGCACGATTCTTTTGATCCGTCGTAGCAGTGCCCCACGCTACAACGTCATCGCTTTCGACCAAGCCATCGATGATGTCTTGCGCGTCACTCAGCGTCAGGTACGTATTTGCGTCGGCTGCGTTTGGTGTTGCTACTAGGACGATCGCCATTGGTCGAATCCTCTTGTGTCACGGTTGGCTCTGCCTGAATGGAAAAAGAGGCCGCCGCTTTAGCAGCAGCCTCACGTTCCCGCAGTCGCCGGAATCCAAACATTCCCATTAGTGGGTGCCGCTGGGCATGGAATAAACAGCAACAGCCTCGGAACCGCTTGCGATAGCGGTGACGCGACCGATGAACTCACGCGTAGATGCAGCAGCAGCAGTGTTGGTGTTGTCTGCATCAAGCGTCACGCCGGTGCCGCCGACAAGGGTCATAGCGTAAGTAGCAGCAGCTTGGTTCCGCAGGATGATGCGGAACGTAGTGCCAACACGCACGCCGGAACCGAGTTCAGCAACGATCGCAGCTGCCGTAGCAGTGGTCACGTTGCGACTAGCGGTAGGGGTCATCACCACCAAGCTGTTGACCGACTGAGCAGCGGTCAGGGTGGTGGCCTCATCGGAGGCAGCAACCAGCTCAATGCTGGCATTCATGCGGTCAAAGACCGGCTGCTCCAGTTCAAAGATGGATGCCATTGTTAGTTACCTCAGTCGAAGTTGGAGACGTTAGTGGCGCGCACGATACCAATGTTCTTGGTTTCGTACACCTTGCTCCAGTTACCAACAGTGGCCAGCTCAGTGCGATCTGGGTTGATGGTAGCGCTGGTCCAGCGTGCGCCGACCGGGTGGTAGACGTAATGCAGGTCGATCGACATGGCATCGCTCTTAGCGAGGATGTCACGATCGGTTTCGGTTTGCATCGCCAGCTGCTCACCCGAGGCAATAGCGCCCTGAGTGAAGAAATACACCGGATAGTCAGTGCTGGTAGGTGTCAGATCGTCAGACACGATCACACGCATACCCATGTAAGTGGGAACCTGCATGTTGCCTTCATATGCCATTGCGGTGGAACCACCGAAGGCATCGGGCATGGCGGAATCAGCGGTGACGCGTGCCTCAGCAGCGGTCACATAATCAATCGCCTTGCGTTCGACGAGGTCGTAGAATACGGCGCTGTGCATCGCAACAGCAGCCAGCTTTTCGCCTTGATCACCCAGCAGGCTGCGGGCCTTGGCGACTTGACGGGGGCCAAGGGTTGTAGCGCCGGAGGTGTCAAAACGCAATGCGCTGAATGCAGGGCTGTCGCCACCGGTCAGAGCGCCGAAGCACCCATCAACGCAAGCGATCAGATCCTTCTGGCGTTGGTTGGCGACGTACTCAGCAACCTTGGCGCCGATAGCGGCCATAGGATCGGAACCAGCAGCCAGGGCTGCAAGGTCACGAGCCTCAAAAGCACGACCACGATGCAGGATCACGCCGACTTGCTTGTCAGCTTCGATCTTGCCAGGTGTCAGGCTGGAGCTATCAGACAGCACCTCAAAATCACCGGAAAGGTTTGCTTTCCAGAAAGGTACTTGAATGGTGTCACCACCTTCGGTGGCGTTGAGTTCTGCCATCGGTTGCACCACACCGCTAGCCAGGAAGGCATCACGTTGGGTGGTTTGCTCGATGACGTATGGGGTAAAAAGCTCTGGGACGATAATGTCAGAACGAAGAGTCGCCATGGTTAATGGTTCTCAGGATTAACAAAGCGGGCGCAGCCCATATCCCCAGCGCAGCCGGTTGATTAAATCTTAGCAGCTGCTTTCAGCCGATCGTACAGATCACGATCCGTGCGGAACAGTCGTGATTGTTCGGTGAGGTTAAATGTTTCCTTAGCGAATGGGTTTTTGATACCTGGCGGGATCTCTCCTGATGGTTTGCTGCCGATCGGTGCGCCACTGCCCTGCGGCTTAGGTGCTTTTTGCATCCATGCCGGCAGCGTGGCCTTTGCCCATTCCTGCACTGGTGTGCGCTGGTAGCCATTGACGACAACAACAGTGCCGTCGGCTTCGCGTTCGATCTGGTTGCTGTCCAGCTTGGTCTTAAGCACCAGGTCAGGGTCATGCACGATGTCCGCCAGCGCGGAAACAGCAGGCGTCAGTAGCTCTAGCTCACGGACTTTAGCTTCGAGTTCTGCGATGCGCTGGTCCTTTTGCGCCGACGCCTCACGGAACTGCTGCTCCAGAGCCTGTCGTGCTTCCTCATATTTTCCCTGCGATTCAAGCTGTTGCTGCTCATGGCTGCGCTTGAAGTCAAGGAGTTCTTTGATGTCCACTCCATCAGGCAATGTCTCCGCCATCTTTTCGTATTTGCGGAGTTTACGCTTTTCGTCTGCAAGCTCCTGGTTTTTGCGTTCCAGATTCTGGATGCTGCGTTGTAATGCGTCGATGTCAGCTGACGGCGCTGCTGCTGGCGGCGTGGGTGGCGTTGCGACAGGAGCCGCAGGCTGCTCTGTAGTGGGCTGTGTTTTTTCTTCGGACATTGATAACCCGCAGGGTTAAGTGCAATCTATTTTAATCACCATTTTGCGCGATCTGCCCAGAACGCTGCCGACATCTTTCCCTTGCGGATGTTTGCTGCATGGCGTGCTTTGAATGCACGCCGCCTGGCTGCATCGGCTTTGGATTCATCTTTGCGTGGTGGACTGCCGCTGACGCCTTGCTGCCCAAACCGGATCAGCTTTACGGTGTCGCCTTCTTTGGCGAGTACCGCATGGGATTTTGTTGGATGATTGGGCGTCCGCTTGGGTTTGTTGTAACCAGCGAAGCGCTCGCCGCGATAGTTGATCATCGTCCTCGCTTCGGTGCTGGCCGCAGCTGCGATCGTGTTTTGAGCACTGGGTTGCCGGTGGATTCTGACTTGATCCGCACGATCGGGTCGTCATCAGTACCGACACGCGTTACGGTGCCGCCTGTCGGTGACTTGATCGTGGCGCGTTTGCCGCCGATGCTGGTCACCACGCCGTAGGTGCGCTTGCCTTGATAGGTCCAGCTAACACGATCACCGCGTTTCATTTCTTTTTGCCTCCCTTTTTACCCATAGGTTTCTGCGGCTTCTTTGGGCCTTTCATGTAACCAGGCATGACGGAGTTGCAGCTACCGATAGTCTACCGACGGCGCTTTGCAGGTTTGCGCTTACGTGTCATCCCGGCCTGTGAGTAAGCGATAGCAGCTGCTTGTTGTCTGCTGTAACCTTCTTTGATTAGTTGCCTGATATTCTGCGAAATCGTTAGCTGAGACTTACCTTTTCGGAGTGGCACCGTAACGCTCCCGCAGCTGCTCCAATGTTAACTCTCGGCCATCCTCGCGGACGAGTTTTGCCATTGCGTCGCGGGCGCCGTGTTTACGTGCCAGCAGGTCAAAGTATTTTGAGGTCCGATGGGCCGGGCTTTGCCTGACGCGATCGTAGAAATCACTGAGCGATTCCTCCTTCTGCCGCTTTCCGCGGAATCCAAACACCTCAGCCTTTCGCAGCATGTGCTCATCTTTGTTTTCTCCCTTCATGGGCTCAGCCAACCACTGGCCGTAACTGGTATCAGAATCAACCATGCCGCCTTTGGCTGCACGCTTACCGGGCCGCGGCGGATCAAATCCAAGCCCTTCGTAATCAATGACAGGGACTGTCGTGCTGCGACATGAGAAATGCTGGGGCGGTGTCGGACCTTTACCGTATTCAAACTCACGGCCATCCAATGCGCGGCAGATTGCAGAGGTTCTGCTGTCAAGTGTTGCGACGTATCTGTACTTTTTGGTGATGTCTTGATTGGCTTCATACACCTGCTGACTGGCAGCATTCGCCACTTGGTTAATGCTTGTGCGGACGATACTTGTCACCTGATGGCCTGCCATTTTGGTTACTTCACCGCCGGACAATGCAAGCTGCTTGATGGTCTTCGCTTCCTCGCCGAACTCCAACGTGCCACGCAGTCTGCGTGATAACTCTTGAGTCGTCTCGCCTGTCAGCAACCCTTGCCGTACAACCTGACTGAACCGTTCCGCCTGCGATTCCGCTAGGCCGCGAAATGACTTCTCCACAACGCGACCATTCGGCAATGTGATCATCGCGCCCTTAGGTGCCGTCAAGCTAAATGTCGCTCGCGCTCCAGCTGCTGCATCAACACCTTCAACCGCAGCGAACAGGTCATCACTCAGCGCCACGACATTGATCTGAGTCGGGTCAGTGGTGACAACTGACTGCGCAAATTGCGGGCTGATCTCAACCGTGCGGACCATATTGCGCGCACCTTCAGGCAATGCCAGCCGTAGCTGCTCCTCCACAAACTCAGATTGCAGCTCCGCTAAGCCCTGCAGCTCCAATGCGGTAATCTCCGTCGCATCACCCGCCCATGTCGCAAGGCTGTCTTTCAGTTGCGCAAGGATTGCACGCAACCGCGCTGCTTTGACCGGTGCTCTGGCTTCATTGATCGTTTGCAGCTGGTTGGCTGCATCGATGATGATGTCGTTGTAAATGTTGATGATGCGTCGCGCCACGCTGTTGCTGTATTGGTTCAGATCAATCGCGTTACGAAAGATCGCATCAACATTCGGCGGGATTGTCACTGCTCTACGTGGATACCAATATCACTTGGATGGTATTGCGTTTGGATGTCAACTTCTGCACCTTCTTCCAATACGCACATCAACATTTCGTTGAAATCATCGTAAGCATCCTCTGATTCATAGACAGTAACTTCTTCGACTTTATTATCCCATGATGCACGCAATATGGCGAACACTTCCTCAGGCAGATTGTGGCAATACACCGTTACTGGTCCCATAGGTTGCTCATCATCCGATGGGATGAACCACGCTGCTGCCCATAGCAATGCGTTGATCATGGTTGCGTTGCTTCAAGTTCAGCTTCGATGTCGAAGTCATCACCAAGCACTTCACCTTCAGACAGCCGAGTCAAGAATGTTTCCTGCGTGATGGTGCCTGCGGTGTAAACCTGCAGCAATGCCAACACATCCTGCGGCTCCAATCTGGTACCAAGGAAATCGCGGTTCACGTAACAGCTGCCAGCTTGCTCTGGTGTGCTGAGAAATTCTGCATGAAATTGCAGGCAGTTGTCGATCATGTCCTGCACATTTTGCGCAATCACCATCATCGTGCTGTCACCTTGACTGCGATCGATGCGTTTCGCTTCAGCGGTTTCGGCTGATAGCTTTTGGCCGAGCACTGCCGCAAGACCTAGTTCATTGATCTGCGATGCAAGCTGATCGAGTCGTTTGAACTGGTAGTCGAAGCTCTTGCCGCCAGGCTCGATGTATTCCGCACGACCTTCGGCTGGAAACGCAATGGCCTCTCCTGGCCCGGCTGATACCTCCTCAGCGCTGGATGGAAAACCATAAAACGCCAGCATTGGCACCGCTGAAATGTGCAGCTGGTTGTCGAGATCAGATTGCACCTGATAGGTCTTTAGGTTCAGCTCTGCGATGTCCTGCAGCGGTGGCCGCGACTCCATGTAACCAATACGATCGGAGTAGGCAACCGAAAACGGGATACGGTCCAGTGTTGTGGTGCCTTCGTCGTGAAGTTTGAAGTCACCGGTGTCATCATCTTTGCGGTGCAGTTCATACGCACCAGGCGTCAGCACACGCACCTGCTCGACTGCCTTCTCGCCATAATCACCATCGGGTTCAGTGATCACTTCCCGCAACCGCAGCTGCGTTAGCTTCTGCGCGCCGTCTTCAAGTTCAGTGCGCCATCCGAGGATGTCTCTAGGTGAATACGCAATCCAGTACGGCCGGCCGCCATCTTGCGGTGCATCAACCAATACGCCGACGTGACCGTAACGGATCATCGTGCGGGCGGCTTCAAATACCCAGCAATTCAGATCATTATTTTGCAAGTCAACATCAAACAGCTGCTCGCGGATCGTGTCGCCGGTGTCATTAAGTCTGACCGGTTTGCGCGTCAGCATCCCGGCCAGCATCCGCTCAATGCGGACTAAGTACGGTGGGCAGGTTGAGCGGGCAAGGCGATTGTCATAACTGGAATCTTGCTCTCTTGGCTCCTGCGGAAGATAAGTGCGGTGTTTCCGCCGCATCGCAGTGGTACCTGAGGATAAATCCTCAATCAGGATCCAGGCCGGCTCCATCGCGTGCCAAGCCGCGCATGGGTCATCGACTTTGGTGACTGCGCGTTTGGCGATTGGCCGATCGTAATGGCGAAACCCTGAGTACATCTGCAACGCTGCGTTGATTGCAGTCTAAAGCCACAAAAAAACCAGGGACTGAGCCCTGGCTGGTGAGTGCTGCCAGCAGCTGGGATTGGTTGATTATCGCTCGGCCACCCGCTCCACCAGCGAACTATCTGGTTTCGCCGGATGGTTGGGCTTGGCGGTGGTGGCGGGTGGATCCACTAGCGTGTGCCCTTCGCCCCAGTTTTCGATGGGCTCGGCCTTGCCCACTTTGTAGCTGAGCAGTCGAGTAGCGGGGCGCTCCCGCCCAGGCTCGCTCAGATGCGACAGGTCGATGCTGCCGCCTTGGGCAGCCTCCAGCGCCTCGATCCTGTGGAGCAGTTCGATGATGGCAGAAAACTCAGGATGTCCACCGTGATGGCACATCCGCCCGATGAGATCCCAATGCTCAGATGTTGCGCGATGCTGCTCAGCCATAAATCTTCTCCAAAAGTTGATCAATAGAGCCATCGTTGACAATCACCCGATCAGGGGTGATGTCCTCTAATCCGCCTTCGCTCTCGTGGTCGCCGTTGTAGGTTGCGCGTTCAGTCATTGGTTTCCCTCCACAAGGTCAAGATAGTCGCCATAGCCTTCGGCTTCCATCTGGTCTTTCGGCACAAAGCGCAAC